CCCTTTTTCATCATTCTCATTTTTCTACCGCCAGCAGCTCCGCCCTTCATCATCTTTTTGACTTTGCCACCTCTACGGTATCCTTTTTTCTTCATAGCCATGATTATCTCCTTATGACTGACTTACAGCGCCCTTCGTGCGCTTTCTTCTATTTGCCATTATAACCCCACAACCTCGGGCAACGGCGGTTCCGGGTATATTCTTACCCCTAAATTTTCTTTTAGATTTTGTTTCTACAACACCGCCAAGGCTCATATTTCTAACCTTTGCTTTTTTTGTATTAGCAACAACAGTCTTGCCTTTTGCGCCTGCTGCTTTTTTCTTACGAGCGGTTTTGGCTCTTTCTGCTTTAGAAAGACTTTGAGCTTTTTTACGAGGCAAACATCTATCTGGGTTCTTCTTATCCTTAGAAGTACCGCATTTGCCTTTTATTTTACCATCTGTGCCAATCCGAACCCAATCTTGCTTGACCCAATCTTTAAGCGCACCCATTATTTTTTCTTCTTCTTGCCTTTTGCGCCCTTGGCATAGTTAGGATCTTTACAATATTTAGATGCTGCCATGTTTGCATAAGCACTTGGATATGTATCAAAAGTACGTTTAGCCCATGCCTTACCAGCAGGACAAATTTTACTACCTTTTGATTTTTTTGAAGCTGCACCACCCTTTTTAAAATAAGTTAAACCTTTTGGTACACCTTTAAGTTTTCCGGGTTTGCTAACTTGTTTACTCATTTGACTTCTGGACATAGCCATAAGTTACCTCCTTTAACACTTCCATCTTTTTCTTGCCTGTCGCAAGCGACTGTTTGGATTCTTTGCGGCTTTAGGGAATTTTTTCATTTGACCTGCAGATCTTGCGCAAAATGACTTACGTCTTTTAGCCGCTTTACTCCCAGGCTTTACCTTACCAGTTACGGCTGTTTGTAATTTAGAGCCCGGATTTTTACGTCTGTAAGCAGCAACACCTGCTTTGGTCATTCCCGCCCCCTTTTTAGTAGGGCGGAAATTCTTTTTGTTTCTAGCAGGCATTTTATCTTTTGACCTTGAAGCCAAAGTAACCTCCTATGATAAAAATATCGTCAATTCGTTGCTTGAGCCAGTAAAAGCACTAATAAACGCTCCATCTGTAGCAATAATACCGTCATCAGGAATATTTAGATGGTGTATGCCTGTTGGAAAAGTTTGAGTAATTAGTGTTTCACCAGATGCGCTACCATTTTTTATTGTAAATGCGCCTGCAGCATCAGCGAATATTACGATTTGACGAATACGCGAACGAGCAGGGCCAACAACAGCGGCACTTGCTCCTTGCGCATGATTAAAAGCTTTTACTGGTCCTGCCATTTTAGCCTCCTATTAAGAAGCGTCTGAAGAGCTAGAAATACCTATGAACTTCATAACTATGACAGTATCACCACCGGGATCACCAGAGACTACAACTTCAACCTCATCTGCAGTAGCTGTAGCAGCAGTTGTTGTGCCACCAGACATACCTAAAACACCGTTACATGGAAAAAATCCTTTAAAACCAGTGCTGTTTACAGCAGCAGATATACCGTCAACAAAACCATCTGGATCTGCGTCTGTGCCAATATCAACAAGGTTTACAGCGTTAGCTGCTGCAGTAGTTACGGCAACCGTGACAGCCATAGGAATGAAGTTTGAAGGAATACCAATTGAAGATTCTTTACCCGTAGTTGCACCATTATTAACAGTTACAGTTGCGGTGTATACAGATAGAGTCATCTCACTGGTAAGCTCACCAGTTGTAGAGCTTTTAATAACGTTTTTAAAACCGTTTTCGGAACGGACTGGACCGTTAAAAGTAGTGTTAGCCATATGATTCTCCTGTCTTGGCTAGTGTCAGTCGCACCATGCGACTGTCAGGGATAACATCAGAATAACATATTATAATAAAAAAGAAAGGGGCAACCGAAGCTGCCCCTGTGAGAAAAAGAGAAGTATATAATCTCTCTATATCATAAATTATGCTCCGGGTGAACCGAAAACACATCTTGGGTCTGAGAACCCAAATGAATAACGCTCACGAGCCTTGAAGCGCATGTTACCAGTATCGAAGTCAGCTTCCATACCAGTAGCCATCGCAGAACGCTCAAAATGCTTAAATCCATTTGGTGCATCAGTTTTAATGAAAAACGCATCTGGGTCTGTCAAGAAGTGGTTAACAGTGTAACCCTCTGGTAACATACCCATGTTGCGAATTGCGTTGATGTCATTGTCTGCAGTGCCAACACGCATTGTTGATTCCAACAAACGATCTGCAACGAATTGCAGTTGTGGTGGAATAATCAATTTGGTGCCACGAAGAGCAATGATCATGTTTCGCTCATCAACGAATGTTGAGATGTCAATAAGAGCATTCTCAAGTGAAGTTTCGTTGAGATCAGCAGCAGTTGAAGGCTCATTGCGGAATGTGCCACCACCAGATAGTGGGTGGTCAGTAGCACAAAGCTCTTTGCCGTCACCGCCTGTAAAACTACTATCAAACGCATTGTTTAATGTAGCAGCGGCTTTAACCTGCTTAGTGTGAGCCATTGAACGAGCCAACGCACGAGTATATCGAGCGCCGAGACGATCATATAGATTGTCCTCAACAGCTTCTTCAGTTAGAGCGAATGCAAGTGCAACTGTCTCGTGTGTATAACGAGCAGTGTACGCTTCATTTGCGTTGTCAAACTCAACGCCAGAACCTTCTGCTTTAGTTGGAGCATTTCCAAAACCTACAAGCATTACCTCTTCTTCAAAGGCGCGATCTGATGTTTCAGTATCATAGATCTCTGCGTGTTGATTTTCGTACCTATCGTACTCCATGCCAAATAAAGCGTTTAGACCCGGCTCAAGTTCTTTGACGAGTTGTGAACGAGAAATAGCCATAACTCAATCTCCTTATGCCAAGCCTGCAGTGCCAGCACTGAACAGGTGGTTGTTGATTTTCACGATCACGTTAGTGTTCGCAGATGAAACATCGCTGTTCTCAGGATCTTGAGAAATATCAATGGCTTTCAACGGCAATGTTGCTGTTGTTGCACCAGTTGTTACATCAAGCTCCAAACGAGATGTACCAGATGTGGTATCACCTACAGGAGATTGATCAACGATATCAAAGTTACCAGCCAAATCAGTCACTGGAAAAGTGTCATCAGCTTGAACTTCGAATGTAGCGCCCGGATCATCAATAACATTTGCCATGATGTCGGATGCTGAAATGCTACCGGGGTAGCGATTTGAAAAAGTTGGCTTATTCGTTGTCGGATCTGTATAGAAACAACCATTAAACACACCAAGAACAAATCCACCATCGCCTGCTGCCATGCGCTCAATGCCGCCAGTAGTTATTAATTTAACCAAGTCACCTTGGAAAATAGCGGTAGTGTAGCCTGAAGCAATACGATAACGATTTTGTTGTTGTGAGCTTATGCTCGTGCGAACCGGACGAAGGCCAAAAGAGGCGTCTTGATTTGCCATTTGCTTTATCCTTCAGAGTTTTTCGGTGAGCCGAAGCTAACCGATGATTTGCGTTGCGGTGCCATTTTTGGCATCGCTGGGTTATTTTCGCGCATCCAATCGCGATCAACAGCTTCCATTTGGTTTTGTGTAACCCCTTGGTAGTGTTCATTACGTTGATCAGCCAGTTCTTTGGGGATTCTTGCAAGTACAAGTCCGCCAACACCAATGATGCCTGCGTTGCGTCCCTCATCTACTACTGGACCTGCGTAGTCTGGATATTCTTCTGCGCGAACAAGTTCATATCCTTCTTGCCGTCTTTTATGGACGTTAGTTTTATCATCAAATTCCATCACGGATTCACGAATCCAACGATGTGCATACCCTAAAGGTGGTTCCGGTGCTTCTAAAGCTGTACCGGGTCTCCAAACTTTGCGCTCTTGGCGCTCCCGCGTTTGTGTTTCGCGTGAAGTACGATCAGCCATATCAGTCTCTCCGATTTTCCAGTTTTGCCACTTCAGCCGCATATTTTTCCAGAGGTATGTTTAACTTCTGAGCTAAAGCCACTTGACCGGGGTTAAGTTCTACAGATTTTTTCCGCCCTGATTTTAAAGAGCGTGTACCGCTCCCTGCAGGTGTGACAGACTGGACGTTTTTCTTGTCACC